CGAATCCGTCGTGCCCATCGTGGCCGACAGTGCCCGCAACGCCGCGTGCAGCTTCGTCCGCGAATCCACCATGCCGAGCACGTCGTTGATGACCCGGACCAGAGCGCCCGTCCCCTCCTGGATCATCGCGTCGGTCAGGCCCAACGTCTCACTGATCGTTCGCAGCACCGTCCAAGCGGTGGCATAGCTGTCTGTCATCCCCTCCGTATCGGTGATCGACCGCACGGCCGCCAACAGTTGGCTGCGAACGTCCGTCATGCCCATGCTGTCGGCGTGGCCCCTCAGGTAGGCCACGATCCTGCTCATCTCATCAGAGACACCTAAATCGTCCGCCACCGCCACCATGCGGGCCAGCGTCCGGCCGTCCGTGATCCCCTGCGCATCCGTGATCGTCCGCAGGAGCACCGCCAGCGTCGTAGCCCCGTCCGACATGCCCAACGAATCCGCCACCGCCCGCGCCATGATCGACAGGCGGCTCTGTGCATCCGTCAACCCCACTCCGTCATTGATCGTCTCGACAAGCTGCGCGGCCGTGCTCTCAATGACAGAGTCCGCGATACCCAACGACTCCGTGAGCACTCGCAGCATCGTCGCGGCCTGTGACGCGGTGTCCGCCATGCCGATAGCCTCCGACAGCGCCCGCACGACCGCCGCCAATTGCGTCTGGTCGTCGGTGACCCCCACCCCGTCGTTGATCGTGAAGCTGAAGTCCGTACCGCCTGCGGCCGCTCCGCCGAAGACCACAGGGTTTCCCCGCCGGAACATCTGGTACGGATCGGCGTAGAGGGATTGGATTTCGGAGGGGGATAGGGCACGGGACCAGATCATCGCCCACGCAATGTCTCCGCTGAAAAACGAGGAGTCACCATTGCCGCCTGAATCCCCATTTATCGCGGCAATATATACAGGATACAGCGGGTCGTCATCCAATGGCCCTGTGCGGTTCTCCGGAGTGCCTGCTTGCCCATCAATATAGATTTGGACCTGCGCACCATTATAGGTGCCAACCACCTGTCGCCACACAGTCTCTTGATGGAATGACTTGGTTGCTCCATATTGCGTATCACCGGCGGGTACTGAAAAAGCCCACATGCCAGCAGCATTGCGTGTAAATTCCCAGGTGGTTCTGCCGCAGTCTGCATTTCGACCTTTGGTTATCGGTTTACCGGGATTGCCAGTGGTGCTCGCTGCACAGGCTATTGCAACCGTGATTTCGTTCCATCCATCGGTGAAGTTTCCTAATTTAATGCGTCGGTTACTGGTATAGCCATCATGGGACGATGCAACACCACGCACAGTCGGAACCCATAGGGCCGTGGAGGAATAAAATGTCCCCTTGTACAGTGGCCCAGCAGCATTGGCCACGAGGTTTCCCGCCCCCTCATTCATCAGCCAGCAGCCGACGAGACCGCGAGCGAGAGGATGTCCACGGTCAATCTGCGTGCCGAGAGGCGGCTTGATGCGTTTGTCAAACGTGGGCAGGATCAAGCTCATCTCACGTAGCCGCCTGAATGTCCGGATAGATTGGAGTCAGCGTGATCGAGGATGCCTTGCTCGTGGCATTGAGTGTCTTGGTGGCAGAGGCGTTCCAGACACCGAGATTCACATATCGACCGACGATCTCCACGATGTATGATGCGTAAAACGTCTGGTCTGCCGCCACCGAACACACCACCTGACCGACGAACCGGAAGTTGTCGAATTTCGTTTCCGGCGTCACATCCCCATCCGAACTCAGATCCCGCCCCGTTGCCTCACTGTCGCTGAGATAGATGCGACAGACGTCCCCGAGAGTCGGGGTTGCCGCCCACTTGATCGCCGCATCCAGGAGATAGGTCGTCGCCCTGGCGGCCGCTCCACGATCCCACTGGTTGGAGACCTGGCCGTTGCCAGCCGCCACACCATCCTTTAGGGTAAACGTCACACCCCCATCGGCGTCCTGGAAGACGACGGGCGTCCCCGCCTTGGAGAGGATTGCGTTCGTTGCCATCTCTATTCTCCCGTCGCAAATTCGTTGACGTTGACATCCACGACGTACTGAATCGTCGAATCGGCAACGCCATCGGTATTGGCAGCGATTTCACCATTCTCCAGAACACGCGGCAGCATCTTGCGTGCCTCTGCCGTGGCATCGGCTTGGACGGCTTGCATCCACAGGAGCCGGTTCGCATGGTTCTCCGTCGCCGGGTCTTCGATACGGATGTAGGCCGCCGTCGTGAGACACGCACCCTCCACCCGCCTCAACAGTGTCCCTTCACCCCGATACGCCTGACTGATCTGTAGTAACGACATAGTTCACCTCAATTCCCATTGCCCAGGTAGTAGACCGTCACCGTGATGTCAGTCAGTTCCGCACCGTATTCGGTCGTCTCGGCGAACGATCCCGTGGCCAGAACGCCCTTGACGGTCTCGGCAAACTCGGCAGTCTCCGGGCCGGTCAACTCCGTGGTGTCAATCGCGAGCATCGCCACGTCCCCAAGTCCGGCACGGAACGTGAACGTGGTCGGCCCTCCGCCACTCGGGACCGTCCCGCCAACGGCAATGTCGTTTTCCTCCACGGTCGCAAGAGCCTCCAACGCCGCCTTGATCGTGGCCGCATTGGCGTTGTACGCGATGGCCTCCGTGGTCTCGCCGCCGTACGTGAGCGTGTATGTTCCCGCCGTCGCCGCCGCGCCCAGGGTAAGCGTCTGCACTTCCGCCGTGCGACCCAAGGTGGAGAAGTCCGGCACCAGCATGGCCACATCTCGCAATGTGTCCCGGAACGTGAACGTCGTCGCCGACCCGGACGCCAGTGTCCCGCCCCCGACAGTCACGCCGTCCGTCCCGATTCCCTCCAGCGCCTCCAGTGCCGCTTCGATCGTCGCCGTCGCAGCGTCATACGCCAGGTCCGTGGTCGTCTCGTCACCAAGACTCAGCGTGAACGTCCCGCTTGTCGCCGCCGCCGACATGGTCAAGGTTTGAAGCTCACCATGGCTGGCCACGTTGGCAAGCTCTACGGTCAACGGCCCATGCACCGGCACCCCCAGATAGTCATTGCCGTCCACGGCCTTGTAGTTGATCGCGTAGCTGTTCGGGTCGGAGGGTGTGGCAATGGCGGTCAACGAGAACAGCGAGACGCCGTGCGGGTCCGTCAACGCCAAGTCCCACGACGCCTCCGTCCCCTCGGCTTCAATCACGATCCGCTGGACGTGTCCATAGATCGGATCGGACGGCACGTTCATGTCGCCGATGTCCGTCTCATCAAACGACCACACCGCCGTTCGGGTGATCGGACCCCCGCCGGAAGGACGAGAGGGGAACGAAACGGTCGCCGCCAGCGCCGCGGCGGCCAGGATGAACACAAGAACCAAAGCCAGACGTTTCATGGGCACAAACTCCTTGCACAACCGAAGCGGATAGACTGACAGAAGCAATGGACCCTACTTGCCCTTGGGGGCCTCGACCTTCTTGGGCTCGGGCTCGGGCTCGCGCGTGGTCCGGTATCCCTTGGCCTTCCACGCCTCCAGATCACAGGCGTTGATAATCAGGGCGCCCTTCTTGCCGTACACGGTAATCGTGGGAATGCTTGCCATTTGAGAACTCCTTGTCTCGACTTGCAGGAGAACGATGAAGGCTATGGGGACACAGCGCCCCCATAGCCAGTGAATTCACTCGAACGGCGGGTTATCCGCACGCACGACACGCCAGGTTCGGGTCCAGCGTTTTGACGCCGTACAGAATGTCCAGCGCGACGTGGACCTCGGAACTGTTGCCCACGTAGTAGATGCGACTCCGCAGGCTCAGGCCGTTCTTCTCGTTGTAGACCGTCGCGATCTTGGCCCCCAGCTCGTTGCCCATCGTACTCAACGGAGCCGTCGCCAGAGCGAACGCATTGCGGTGGAACGCCATGTTCGCCACGTGGGTGTCCACACGGCCGGTTACGACCGAGTCCTCGTCGACATCATCCACCAGGGCCGGCGTGAAGTACACGTCGCCCTCGCCGCCCGTGAAGGTGACATCGGCGGTCACGGCGTACCGCTGGCTGTTGCCGGCGATGACGAACGTGTCGCCCGCCTTCCAGGTGCCGCCGTCCGTGACGCTGTCGATGTGGACCATCGTCGCGCCCTTCTTGTAGACGGCCTTGGTGCCAGAACCGAAGTCGATCGCCCCGGTCGCATCCGCGCACACGCCGGCCGTGTGGCTCTGGACATTCTGGTTGCCGAAGCACTCCATCCCGAACTTGACGCCCAGCGAGCCACTCAACTGCGTGTTCACGCCCGTCGGGCCGGCTCCCTGGTACTGGTTGAAGGCCGTCAACTGCTGGAAGCCGTTCTGAAGCGCCCCGCCCATCATGTAGTGCAGGTTGTTCGGGTTGCCCATCGGCACGCCGTTGTCGAACAGCACCTGGTAGACGTCGGTGATGTCGTCAATGGCGACAGTCGCGTTGAGATCGACGTACCAGGGGATGTCCTTGTAGAGCGACGCCAGCTTGGTGTCGACATCGTACGCCAGGGCATACGCCGCCGGCGCGATGTGCTCTTCGATCAGCGAGTCTTCGGACAGGGCCAGCTCCTTGTCGGTGAGCTTGAACTTGACCTCTCGCCAGTACGCAAGCTGGATCTGGACCGAGCCGGTCTTGACGTCCTGTGCCGTGGACGGCGCATCGTCCGCCGTGAACGTGCTCGGCCGGCGGATGTTGATGTACTCGCCCTTGTTGAAGGCCCGACGCTCTTCGTCGAACCCACGATGCACCCGCACCCCCATGCCAAGAGCCTTCTCCAGTTGGATCAGCGCCTCGTTGGCGTAGAAATACGGCTGGTAGTAACCGAGAGAATTTCCCATCTTTGTTCCCCGTAGCTGTTTGGTTGACTGTTTGTGACTGTCTACCGGCCCGGCAGACACGCTTTTGGTGCAAAAGCGGCCCGCTTTGCCCAACTACCGGGACCAAAGCCCTCGGTCCCTCATCAATATGCTTCGACGCCCACTACTGGATGACCAGTTCTGCCCCGGCCTTCTGTGCTCGCTCTTTTGCCGCGCGGTACTTTACCGCATCCGCAGCATCCGCTTGGCTGAGGACGTGGCGACCTCCCATCGCCGGCCGTCCCCCCTGGCCAACTGCCCCACTCCCGGAGGCATTGCTGCCCTCAAAACAGACGGCAAGAGCCTGGGACGTCTTGAATTCGCCTACCAACTCCGCCACACCCATCAGGTCGGTGGAGTTTTGCATGTTCGTGATCCGCGGCGTTCCATCCGCGTCCACCACCTCGATCTTGAAGCCACCCTGCCCGTCCGGCTTGACCCTGGTACACGCCCGCACCTTGTCGAGCATGACATCCTGCCAGTCCGCCAGCACCTTGTGCGCGGCAAACGCCTTGCGTGCCTCCGACACCAGATGGCTCTGTCCGTGAGCCTGGATCGCCTTGTCTCGCTCGCCCATCAGCTTGGCGTTCTCCGCCTTGAGCGACTCCATCTGCTTGCGGTACTTGGTGTCGTACTGCTCTTCGATCGCCTTGACCTGCTGCTTGACCTTGTCGTCAAGATTCTCGGGATCTCCCAGGTCCTTCACCTTGGCGATGGCCGCCTTGGCCTCTTCCGGGTCAATTCCCTCGAACATCGCAAGCTGCTCGCCCTTCTTCTGGTTCTTGGCCTTGAGGTCGGCCATCACCTTTCGCATCCCCGCCGTATCCTCAAGGGCAAACACCTTGCCATCTATCGACACGCTCTCGACGTCCAGCACACAGAGGCCGCTATCGGTCTCCGCGTAGAACTCCTTCTCCGGCCCCTTGAGAGCCTCGAACTCTGCACTCGTCAACGCTGCCTTCAGCTTCATGCTATTCCCTTACAAATCCATTCGACGGCAAACTACTACATGCCTCTACGTAGAGGCAAGCACAAAATCATTTTTTTGCTCCTGCCAACGATCCGCCTGCTTCTCCCACTCGATCTGCGTGACCCTGCCCTTCGATCGAAGATAGCACTCCCGGCACGGATAGCGGTTCTCCCGGCCCTCGCCCACGTCCACAAAGCCATGCCCGCCGCACCTACAGCGATAAGGATACCTGTCAATCGAGCGCCTCCAGTTCCTTGAGCGTCAGTACCCGCCCCCGGTCGTCCACGAAATCCCGAATGGCCACCTTGCCTGAGCGGAACAACTGCGCCTTGCCCTTACCCAACACCAACTCCTGCGTCTGCCGGCTCTGGCCCTTGAGCCACTGGCCATACGTCACCTTGTCGGCCACCCTCCCATTCATCGCCGCCCGCTCGCTCGCCGGCATCTCCTTGAAGTCAAACCCCAACTCCTTCCACGACTTGCACACCGGCACCGTCGTACAGCGGCATCCGACGTGCTGGGGAGGTCTCGGCCCATCCATCAGGCCATACACCTGGCCATCGTAGGCCGCACACACCTCGCACGTGTGACTGTCCAGCGTCGCTACCCACTGAACCGCCTGAACCACGTCGGCATTGGCCTGGTAGGTCGCCTGCCGCACGTTGTTGACCACCCCGGATACAGAGGTCCGCACCACCGACTCAATCTCTCGTCTTGATTTGGCCAGCAGGCCGTCGCGGTAGCGATTCTTCGCCGTCCCCCGGATGCGCCGGACGATCTCGTCAATCCCCTCACCCTCGGCGACGCCGATCATGATCTGCCGGTTGACCTTGATCGCCTGGGCTTGCCCAAGCTCTTCAAACCACTCCCGGACCAGCCGCCCGTCCATCGGCCGGTTGACGACCATCTCCTTGATCGTCGGCACCGACAGCGTGTTCAGGGCGATCTTCACCGGCAACGCCTTCTCAATCACCGCCGCATCCCACTTGCCCTGGCTCTTGCCCAAGTCGATTAGGTCCGGCTCAAGGTCTTTCCTCATACGTAGGTAACCGGCCGCCATAACGTCCTTCATGCTCTGCCGCATGATCCGCAGCCGGTTCTCCGTCAGCGTCTTTCCGGCGTACTTGGTGAGCTTCTCCAGCAAGTCGGGCTCGAGATCGCGATTGAAGAACGAGATGATCTTTCGCACCTGCTCGGTCTTGTACTGCTCCAACAAGATCGCGTGT